TGAGCCACGTCGAGTCGTCGCGGGTGTAAGCGTCGGCCACGCGCTCGTGCACGTTGGCCTGGCTCTGGCTGCTGCCGTCGTCGGTGGTCATTGTTTGGCCCAACACCAACTTGCTGAGCTCGCTGTTCACGCGGGCCACGAAGCCGTCGTAAATCTTGTCGTTACCCGTGCTGGGCGCGATGAAGTCGACCTTCAGCTGGTCACCTGAGAAGATGCCGTAGCCGGCCTGTCCCATCTCCGACATCATCTTCTCGGCGGCGGCAATCTGCTGGGCATCCATGTCGCCCGTGATGGCGCGGTAGGGCATGCCGAACATCTCCACAAAGTCTGCCCAAGCCGAGAGCACGTTCTTTTTCCAGATGACGTAGGGCGCAGCCTTGAGCAGCAGGCCCAGGTCGCGCGGGCCGCCGATTTCGAGTATCCACGGGGCGAACTGCGGGTCGTTGCGGTAGTCGGTGCCGGTCACCATGCCGGGCATGCTGCGCACGATGCCCGCCTCGGGAAACACGTACTGCCGGTCGATGAGGCTCACCTTGTGAAACTGCCCATCAACGGGCGTATCGAATTCGATCAAGCTGTGGCCGTAAAATTTACTGTCCATTGCCGCATCGCAGGCCTGGCGAAACCAGGGCCGCATCAGCAGCTTGGTGAGCTTCGGGTTTTCCTTGCCGGTGGTGTCCACCAGCTTAAAAGGCTTGCCCAGTACGTTGATTTTGCGCGTTTGCAGCACACTGGCCAGGTGCGCATCCAGCACCACGTCGGCGTAGATGTTGAGCAGCAGCGTGCGCTGCGGGTAAAATACGGCCTCGGCTTGATCAAGCGCGGCGCGCCACTTGGCCACGTCTTGCCGAACCCGGCGGATTTGCACCGGGAACGACTGCGAGGTGATGCCGCCGGGCTTGTTGCCGGACCAGATGGCGCGGGCAGCCCCGGCCAGGCCTTTGAATTGGTCGATGAGGGCCATGGATTAGTAACCGTTATTGAGTTTGGGTTGGGAGCCGCCACGCGGCAGGATGTTGTCGGGATCGGGCGTGCCGTCAGGGTTTGTGACGGGCTCAGGGGGCAGGCCCGCGCTGAGCTCGCCCTTGCGCACCATTTTCAGCCAGCTAATGACTTGCTCGTAGCGGTCCTGCCGAATCTGGGGCACGTTGCGCGGGTTCTGCCGACTGTGCAGGTGATACAGGGCCATGTCCACGAGGTACATGACGATTTGCGGGTTGCGGGCATCGGCCCGGGCGGGCACCGCGGACGTATCGCCATTGGCGGGTACCGCGGGGGAGGGGCCCAAGGCATTGAAAATGGCGTCGACGTCGAAGCGGCCACGCAAGTAGCTTTCCATTTCGACCTGAGCGGCCCAAGCGGCGGCGGTCAATAGCGTATCGTTGCCATCGGTGAGGAGCCCGCGAATTTCATCGCGGATCTGCAGGCCGTAATCGGCGGTGGCGAGGAAGCTCATAGGGTTAATAGCTGTTGGCGCGTACGGGGCGGGTGGCTGAGGGCAGGGAGTCGGCCACGACAGTGGGCGGCTTGTGGAAGCGGCGCCACTGCTCTTTGAAAGCCGTGGTGTAGTAGTAATCGTTGGCGTCGGAGGTGTGGCCGAACTTTTCGAAGCGCACGCCGGTGTTTTCATCTTTGACTTCCTCCTTGAGCTTGGTGCCATCCGGCGCCTCTTTCAGGTAGATGTAGTCGTTGATGGTGTTGGTGCACTGCTCATCGATGAGGAATTCCAACCCGTCCAGCTCACGCTCGTGCACAGCCGAAATCCACTCCCCCCGCACGGCCACCGGCGGCGCCTTGGTGATGATGCGGCTCTGCGGGTGCAGCTCGGCCAGGCCTTTCATGATGATGGAGTAGTCGTTGGTGCCTTCCTCGCTGCGGGTGTCGCGCTTCTTGCCGGAAGGGTCGCCGTAGATGAACAGGCCGCCCTCGTGCTTGCCAAACCGCGACTTCAGGAAGGCTTGGCATACCTTGCCAGTACTGTTATTTGGGTTCTCCAGGCAGATTTCCGCCAGTTGCACGTCGGTGTTACCGTACTGCTGGTGAATGGTCAGTGTGTTATAGGGAATGGCGTTCTGGTCGAAGCTCAGGTGCAGCGGCAGGGCCGGGTCGTAGCGGTGCGCGAACCGGCCCACGTGCTTGGCGCGGTCGAAATGCTTGTAGAACTCCCCGCCGGCCCGCGCAAAGGGGTCGCCGAAGATGAGCATGCCGTGCTTGTCCTTGCCAACGTTGGCGAATTGGTTGTCGATGTAGTTGCTGGGCAGGTTGTGGCGGTTCAGGTGACTGGCACTGATGGTCACGAGTTTGTTGCCCACCTCCTGACGGAAATACTTTGGCGGCAGGTAGATGGTGGCCTTGATTTCGGCCTGGAACTGGTCGAGACCAAACCATTCGTTAATCCAGGGCACTTTGGCCGGCGAGGTAAAGATGTAGAGCGGGTTGAAGGGTTCGGGCGTGAGGTCGCCCACCAGCTCACCGGCTTCGTTCACGTACATGCCCGGCTGGCGCAGGCGGCCCACGATGACCTCCTTAACAGCGATTTCTTTAGTGTCTTTCGTCTCGTCGAGCATCGCCCAGCCAATCTCCATGCCGTCTAGGGCCTTGTAGTTGTCGAGGCTGCCGATGTACACCACGGCACCCCAGCTGAAGCTCATGATGTTGTTGTAGCTGTCGAACTCGTAGAAGGTGGTGAAGTGCTTGGGCGGCCGCTTTCCAACCACGTAGTGCCCCTTTTTCTTCTTCTCGTCGTACTCGGTCACGCCAAACTCGGCCTTCCACACCTCGCGGATACGGAACAGCGTCGAGCGGGTCAGCTGCGAGTAGGTATTGGCTGCAATCAGCCCGCGCATGCGCGGGAAGGCCGAGATGTACCGGTAAGAAATGATGCCGGCCAAGTGGGTTTTGCCACTGCCCTGCCCAGCCAGAAACAGGTTGACCTGCCGGCGGCTCTCCAGAATATCAAACTGAGGGTCACTGAGCTGAATCATCGGGTCGATAGCGAACAATCTGGGCAATGGTGGGCGGTTGCGGGTTGGCTATCTCACCCGAGTGTTCGTGCTGGGTCCGCTCGCTGAAGCCCTCCACCAGCTGGGCCCAAAGCTTAGCGGCGGCGGCATCGGGTGGGTAGTGCTCGATGTATTCGTGCCGTTCTACTGCCGAGCCCAGGCCTGCGCCCTGCGATACCGAAATCAGCTTCACGGCGCGGTGCTGGTAGCCCACGGCGCGCTGATACACGGCCATGAGCACGTCGGGCGTGAGCTGCTGGAATACGTTTTCGCTGCCATCGCCTAGGGTCAGCCGCTGCCGGTGAAGCTTGACCGTTTTGTCCGATAAGCCCGTCGCTGTCACCAGCTCCTGAATGGAGGGCGGACGCTGGTACTTTTTGATGAACGCGACCACGGCTTTGCGCACCTCAGCGGCATTGCGCAAGCTGTCTTCGCGCTCCTTATTCGGGTTTACGGGCATAATACAATCTTTCCAGCGCGCTCGCAGGTGGCTTTAGGGGAGACAAACAGGAAGGAAAGCTACGCTTGAGGCGATGCAAGCGGGCAACATCTTCGGTAGTCATGGGGAAAACCCTGACGAGATCCAGGGCTTTTCCACAAGACTACCTACTTAGAAAAATACTATCTTAATCGACCTCCTAAGTTTGGACTACGCTTTCCCCCGTGCTGTCCAAATGGCCACCCCAACCCTTCAGATTTACTCCGCTATCGGCTTTGATGCTGCTTCCGGCACTGGCTTGAGTGCGGCCGAGTTCGGCGCGCACTTGGCTCAAGCCGAAGCATCGGGAGAGAAGCGGGTATCGGTCCGCATCAACAGCGGCGGCGGTAACTGGCAGGAAGGCCAGAGCATGTACGACCTGCTCAAGGCCAGCGCGCTCAAAGTAGATACCTACTGCGTGGGCCTAGTCGCCTCGGCGGCTACGCTACCGTTCATGGCCGGCAACAAACGCTTAATTGCGGCCCATGGTCGGTTGATGATCCACAACTGCGCCAGCCAAGTGACCGGCGGCGTGGCGGACCTGAAAAATGGCATCAGCCAGCAGGAAGCCATCAACTCCAGCATGGCGCAGCTCTACGCCGCCGCTTCCGGCCAGACGGTCGAGAAGTGCGCCGCTATGATGGCGGCCACCACTTACCTCGACGCCGAGACGGCTGTGGCTCTGGGCTTCGCCACGGGCATCATGCCCGACACCCAATCCACCCAAGCGCCGCCCGCGGATATGCCGGTGGCTTCGCTGCATTCCTATTACGCTTCCATTCTCTCCGCTACGGACATGAAAAACCTGTTGATTCCCATTTTCGCCGCTGCGGGCATCGCGACCGTGACGGCTGCCTCGTCGGATACCGACGTAGCCACTGCCGTTTCCGCTGCTTTCACCGAGCGGGACAAATTCAAAAAAGAGGCGGAAGAAGCCAAGGCGACAATCGCCGCCGCTACCAAGTCCCTGGAAGAGGCCACGGCCAAAATCAAGGAGATGGATGAACAGGCCACGGCTGCTGCGGCTGCCGAAGCCACGGCCAAAGTAACGGCCCTAGTGGACGGCGCCATCGCCGCCGGCAAAATCACGGCCAGCCAGAAAGACAACTTCGTGGTACTCGCCACCGCCAACCTGGCCAGCACCACGGCGGTGCTCGAAGCCATCCCGGCCCGCAAATCGCTCACGGACGTGGTAGACACCACCGCTTCGGGCGGCGCGGGGGCCATCACCGCCGCTGGGGCGATGGCCGAAATCCACGCGCGCACCGCCGCCAAATAGTCCACACCCCCACGTTTTAACCCTCGCAGCTGACCATGTCACTCGTAATCGCAGACACCACCTACGCCGGCGAAGCCGCTAGCTCATTCATCGTCAAAGCCGTTGTCGGCAACGAAATCGTGCAGGGTGGGCACGTGTACGTCAAGGACGGCATCAAGAAAAGCTACACCATCCCCCGCATCGTGGCCACGGACGTGGTACAGGACAGGGTAGCAACTCCCGTTTCCAACGTGGGCTCGCTCACGGTGGACGCCAAGGTGCTGACCCCGGCCGACTACATGGTCTACCAGGAGTTCAACCCCCGCGACTATGAGCAGCACTGGTACGCCGCGCAGCTCAACAAAACTCTTATCGACCGCGCGCTACCCGCCACGGTGGAGTCGGTGATGGTTCAGGAGGTGATGAAGCGCCACAAC